TCCTCCTTGAAATTGTGCCGGGTTTGTGCTATAATGGAGGAGCAGCCGCCCGGCGTGGGTTGGTTGTGTGGGCGTTCCGTTGCTCTGTGGCAGGGGTGAGCGGTGCGCCCTTTTCTATTACGATAACATTATATCATACTTGTATTTACTTGTCAAGAGTAAATGCAAAACTTTTTCAAGATTTTTTGCAAATTTGCCCGGCGTGGGTCGTTCTGATCTGCTGCCGGGCTTCTTTTCGTCCGGCTCTGATCCTACCGGGGCGAGGGTGTACCCGTGGGGGATGGGCGCAGCCGGCCGGGGCGGGGGTGAGTGCCGTAAGCACACGCTGAAAATAAAAAGGACTTTTTTGTATAAACCCCTTGACATTTGCATTTACTTGTGCTATACTTTATACAACAAGCAAGGAGGTACACACTATGCAGACTTTCAAAAACGCTATCGGCTATGTCCGAGTATCAACCGAACAACAGGCAAAGGACGATAAGTTCGGCATTGATGTTCAGAAACAGGCAATTCTTCTCTACGCTAATGACAACGGCTATAATATCGTTGATTGGAAGATTGACGAAATCAGCGGCGCAAAGGATGATCGTCCTGCTCTGAATGAAATACTGTACGGTGATAATGTCACCAACCCTCCTTTTGAAGCAGTCATTGTTTTCAAGAACGACCGCCTTGCCCGTGATACGAAACTCTACTTCTACTATCTCTACACTCTCGAAAAGAAAAACATTAAACTGCTCAGTACCAAAGAAGAGTTCACCGAGGGAAGTGAGTTCGCCAACATCTACCGTGCGCTTCTTCAATTTGTGGCTGAACAGGAACGAAAGAACATTGCCATTCGTACAAGCAAGGGCAGAAGCATAAAGGCTCAATGCGGCGGGTATTCGGGCGGCAGATGTCCTTATGGCTACAAGGTCGAGAATGGCAGACTGATTATCAATGAAGAGGAACGCCCGATTGTGGAGTATGTATTCAAACGGATAGACGAACATATCCCTATGCTCACTATCGCTGATGAACTGAATGATCTCGGTTATCGCACCCGGAAGGGGACGAAGTTTCAGAACACGAGCGTTCGCAGTATCGTAAGCAATCGCCCTCTCTATGAAGGAATGTATAAGTACGGCAAAGAAATGAATTGGGTCAAAGGCGTACACGAGCCTATTTTATCTGTCGGAGGTGCTTTATAATGGCAAAGAACAAGAAGAAAGAGGAAAACCCAATGTTCACCAAGAAGGGTGCGTGGCTTTGGTTGCTCTGTGCTCCTGCCGCTCTCATTGCTTCTGCTCACTATGAGTCGAAGAAGGATATGAAAAAGTGGAGAAAGAAACGCCACGAAAGAGCCGTTCGCCATTGGGACGATTGGTGGTCGTAATAGAATAAAGATCGGCGCACATAAGAGGGTGTGCGTAAACAGTCAACAGGGACTACTCATAACGGGTAGTCCCTCGCCACAAGGAGGAGAGTATGAAATACAATTCAAGCAAATATATAGGTTTGCAATCGGGATATTTAACCGTTGTTTCTTACGACAACGGCAAGTTTTCTTGTCAATGCAAATGCGGCAGAATGGTTAAAGCTGATCCGTGGTCTATCGTCAATCAAAAGAAGAAATCTTGCTCCTCTCGTGAGTGCGCTTTTTTCCATAGGTGCGAAAGTGAAGCATCTACTTCTCACGGTTTAACGGGTAACAGATTATACACCATATGGAACAATATGATCGCACGCTGTCACCACCCCCAAAACCCGAATTATAGAAATTATGGCGCACGGGGAGTTTCGGTTTGTGAAGAATGGCGTTTAGATGTCCAAACATTTATTGAGTGGGCGACATTGAACGGATATAATGACAATCTTACGATTGACAGGATAGATGTAAACGGAAACTATGAACCCGCTAACTGTCGGTGGGTAGATTATAAAATACAGTCTGAAAACAAGCGACACTATAACCCGACTCCTCGAAAGGCAACAAAACATATTTGGACTATCCAAGGAGAAACAAAAAGCGGCGTTGAATGGTGCAAATTGTACGGAGTCTCCTTCCCGACCGTAATATATCGAATTAGAACTTTTGGTGTTTCACCCTTGGAAGCTCTTACGATGGAAAATAAACAATCGGGTAGACCAAGAAAGGAGTAACTTGAATGAGCGACAAGTTAGTTCATAAAATTTTTGCAAAAATAAAAAAGACCCCTTTGGATATTACCGCCTACGAGGATCTGTTTGCCCTCTGCCGAAACATTGAGCCGGAGGACTTTGCTCTCGCTCACTCGACAAATGAGGAGTTAAGAAAGCTCGTCACCAAAGCGATTAAGAAGAGAAGTAATGTGGAGGGCTTCTTTGAACTCTATAAGAAAACGCTGCTCTTTGATGCGCCGTATTTCTTCGACCCTTATCTGCTATACATAGAGATCAATCGAAAGCCAAGTGAGCGTTTCTATCAACCCCGAAGGAAGGCATTGAAACGGATCGTGGATGCCTTACAGAAACTTACCGATGACGAGTTGGACGAACTATTTATCTCAATGCCCCCTCGTGTCGGTAAGACAACTATTCTTATGTTCTTCGTCACTTGGCTTATTGGCAGGAATAGCGAGAACTCAAATCTGTACTCAGCCTACTCGGACACGATTACCAAGGCGTTCTACAATGGTGTCTTGGAGATTATCAATGACCCGGTGACTTACTTGTGGCACGATGTATTCCCCAATGCGAAGCTCGTGCAGACAAACTCGCAGGATGAGACAATCAATATCGACCGCAGGAAGAGATACCCGTCTCTTACCTGTCGTTCCCTATACGGAACATTGAACGGTGCTTGCGACTGTAACGGCTTCGAGATTTCCGATGACCTTATCGGCGGTATCGAGGAAGCCTTGAATAAAGACCGTCTGATCTCCGCTTGGAGCAAGGTCGATAATAATCTCCTGCCCCGTGCGAAGGAGAAGGCGAAGATCCTGTGGTGCGGTACTCGTTGGTCTATGATTGATCCTGCCGGTCTGCGTATGGAACTGCTCGAAAATGACGAGAGGTTTAAGAACAGGCGGTATAAGATAATCAATCTTTCGGCACTTGACGAAAATGACGAGAGTCAATTTGATTATGACTACGATGTGGGTTTTTCCACGGACTACTACCGTATGCGCCGGGCTTCATTTGAGCGTAACAACGATATGGCTTCGTGGAACGCACAGTATATGGGTGAGCCGATAGAGCGTGACGGTGCGCTTTTCTCTCCTGCGGAGTTTCGCTATTATAACGGCGTTCTCCCGGAGGGAGAGCCGGACAGAATCTTTATGGCGGTTGACCCTGCCTTTGGCGGCGGCGACTTCGTTTCCTCTCCTGTTTGCTTTCAATACGGGGATGATATTTATGTTCACGATGTCGTGTATGACAACGGAGACAAGAAGATCACGCAGCCGCTTCTTGCACAGGCGGTTGACACTCACAATGTAGCGGCAATGCAGATAGAAGCGAACAAGTCCACCGAAGCCTACGCCGAAGGCGTACAGGCAGAGTTGAAGAAAAAGGGTCGTAAGATAAACCTCACCACAAAAGCCGCCCCTTCCGACAAGGCGAAGTATCAGAGGATCTTCGATAAAGCCCCGGACATTCGAGAAATGATGATTTTCCGAGAGTCCGGCAAGAGAAGTAAGGCATATAGTCTTTTCATGCAGAATGTCTTTTCTTACAAAATGTTCGCCAAGAACAAAAATGACGATGCTCCCGATAGTCTTGCTATGGCGATAGATATGGTGCGCCGTCCTTCTGCCCGTGCTGAGGTGTTCAAGCGAACATTTTGAAAAAATGTTACATTCTCCAAGGTTTATTTTGCATTTTTATATTGACAAGCATTAGAGAATTGTGCTATAATAGAGTATGAAATAATAGGTTAAAAGGGAGGTGCTGATTTTGGACTTACACGGCAGACAAATCATTTTCACGGATTTTGATGAAATCAACGATGAAAATGTCCTTACTGTCCTTGCCCGTGCAATGGCAGTTCATAACAAGAATCGCACGGAAATTCAGTACCTTTACGACTACTACAAGGGTAATCAGCCTATTCTTAAACGGACAAAAGAGTTCCGGGAAGAGATTTGCAATAAAGTAGTTGAAAACCGTGCAAATGAGATCGTGTCTTTCAAGGTCGGCTATCTTATGGGTGAGCCGGTGCAATATGTAAGCCGTGGTAATGGTGATGATCCCGCTCTTTCCGAAGCAATCAATACTCTTAACGAGTTTGTCTTTGCGGAAGATAGGGCGGCGAAGGATAAAGAACTTGCCGATTGGTTTACTATCTGCGGTACGGCGTTCCGAATGGTGCTTCCCGACCCTCTCAGCGAAGAGGACGAAGCTCCCTTCGAGATTTACACTCTCGACCCTCGCAACGCTTTCGTTGTCTATCATAGTGGACTCGGCAGCAAGCCTATGTTGGGAGTTCGTTATGTCACTCGTGAGGACGGTACGACTATTTACTCGGTCTATACCAAGAATCATTACTATGAGATCACCTATGATGGTGTTCTCGATTTGGAGCAGATTTCTCCCTCGCCCGACATTTTCACCAAGAGCGAAGATCATATTTATGGTGATATTCCGATTATCGAATATCCGGCGAACTCTGCTCGTCTCGGTGCGTTCGAGATTGTCTTGCCGCTTCTCGATGCTCTGAATAATGTTTCTTCTAACCGGCTTGACGGTGTGGAACAGTTCATTCAGTCGCTCTTGATTTTGAAGGGTGTAGACATTGAGTCGGACGAATATAAGGCTCTGAAAGAGAATGGCGGTCTGAAAGTTCCTGTTGATGGAGATGCCTATTATCTTACGCAGGAACTCAATCAAACACAGACCCAAACTCTTGTGGATTATATGTATCAGACAATTCTCGTCATTGTCGGTATGCCGAATAGAAACGGCGGCAGTTCCACAAGTGATACCGGCTCTGCGGTCATCATGCGTGACGGTTGGAGTGATGCAGAAGCGAGAGCAAAGGACACCGAACTCATGTTCAAGATGTCCGAAAAGAGATTTCTCCGTATGGTTATTGAAATTATCAATACCTACCGGGATATGAAACTTCGGCTCTCTTCTATCGAAATTCGTTTCACTCGCCGCAATTACGAGAACATTCAAGCCAAGGCGCAGGTGCTTACCACCCTGCTTGCTAATGATAAAATTCATCCTCGGTTGGCGTTTGAGCATTGCGGTCTCTTCGTAGATCCCGACCTCGCCTATACGCAGAGCAAGGAATACGCCGAAGAGCGTAAAGCAGAAGCGCAAAAGGAACTTGAAGAGTTCTCCAAGATTGAGACCGATAAGGCAAAAGGCAACGCCGAGGAGGACGGTAGTCCTGCGGAGGAAGAGTAATGGACTATGAGTACACGGATAAGGTTATTGCCTATATCGACAAGCAACTGATTGAACGGTACTCTCGTCTGAAAAGTTTGATCTCTTTCGATGAACTCAATGTTCTGCAAGAGGTCAACACGCTTTACCGGGAAATCGGAGTAATCGTCCGTAAGTCATTTCTGAAACTTGCGAATAGAGTGTACGCCGATAACTTACGCAAGAGAGCGTACCGCAGTCTCGAAGAGCAATGGGTCGATAATCTTCTCAACTCTTACGATCCCGTCAGCAAGTATGTGTTCTCTCACGAAGAGGACAGAAAGTGCGCTCGGCTGATTGAAGCCATTATCGCAAGTGACACCAAGGCGAAAGAAATAGATGCGGCTCTGCGGTCTATGTCCTATATGTGCCGGATCTATGCCGACCGTGTGACAGACGAAGCGGTAATGCAAGCATACATTGATGATGAAGAGGAATGGGTGAAATGGGTTGCCGAAAAGGATGAAAAGACCTGTACGGTCTGCCACGGCAGAGACGGTAAGATTTACGAAATCAATTCCGTTCCGAGTGACCCGCATCCAAATTGCCGGTGCAGACGAGAAAGGGTGAGTCTATGGGAGAAACCGAAAAAGCAACCTTCACCCCGGAAGTGATCGAACTTATCCTACGGATCATCCGGCGAGGTAATTCCGCAGAAATCAAAAAAGAGAATAATAAACTCGTCATCGTGGAAATCGAACGGCGAGTGAGGAATAAGACCTCTATAACCGGGTAGAGGGAGACAGTCAACAGGGACTATGAGCAATACGCTCGTAGTCCCTTTTCTTGTATATGAGCCGCAAGGCTTGATATAGGTGAGTGAACACCTACAAAACGCAAAAGGGAGACAACCCTATTAAACAGAAAATAGTGCTGAGTGAACAGCCTTGTTAAACGCAGGAGGTAATTTTTATGGCAAAGATCGACACAAGCAAAATTGCGGGTTATGCGGATATGACCCCGGAACAGAAAATCGCCGCTCTTGAAGCAGTCGAGTATGAGGACAACGCTGCCGAACTCGAACGCTACAAAAATGCGGTGAGCAAGGCGAATAGTGAAGCCGCCGAGTGGAAGAAAAAGCACAATGCTCTTCTGTCCGAAGAGGATAAGAAGAAACAGGCAAACGAGGAAGAACTGACTACTCTTCGTAAGAAGGTTGAGGAGATGGAAAAGGAAAAACTCGTTTCCGGGCATAAGGCACAGTACCTCGCTCTCGGCTATGACGAAGCTCTCGCCACAGAGACCGCACAGGCAATGGCTGACGGTGATACCGCCAAGGTTTTTGCCAATCAAAAGAAGTTCCTCGAAAGCCACGACAAGGCTTATAAGGCTCAACTGATGGGGAAAACGCCTACTCCCCCTGCGGGTGGCAACGGTGACGGTGGGACAATGACCCTCGAAAAACTCCGTAAGATGTCGCCGCAGGATAGGTACGACTACTCTATCAAAAATCCCGAAGAATACAAAAAACTATACGGAGGTAATGAATAATGGCACATACGATCTATGATAACTTCTACCTCTCCAATGAGGTTGAAGATCAGTTCAATTCTCACCTTGACTTGCAGAAGTTCTGCACCGTGGACAACACTCTCGTTGGTACTGCGGGTATGAAGCGCAAGATCAATGTCTACTCTGCGACCAACGGTACGCAGAAGCTCACGATGGGAAAGGGTAATACTCAGTCTATCGAGGTCGGCTACGATCAGAAGGAGTATGAAATCCTGCTTGCTCAGAACAGGTTTGAATACTACGATGAACAGGCTATGACCGATCCTATGCTCGTTCCTGTCGGTACTCGCCACATGGGTACTGATATGTTCAACACCGTCAACGGCGACATCTATGCCGAGTTCGCTAAGGCGACTCGCATCCTGCCCGTCACCGCTTTCGATTTTGCGGCGTTCGTGGATGCTCAGTCCATGCTCAATCTCGAAAACCTCGAAGGCGTTTCCATTTTCGCTTTCGTCTGTGCCGGTGATATGGCTGCGATCAGAAAGTCTCTCAAAGACGATCTGAAATATGTCGAAGCGTTCGCTAAGAATGGCTATGTCGGCACGGTCGGCGGTGTAAATCTCTACACCAAGAAGGATGCGGTTTCCGGTGACATCTATATGGCGACCAAAGAAGCCGTCACCATCTTCAACAAGAAGGGTACTGAGATCGAACAGGTGACGAAGAACGCTCGTTCCGAGACTGCGGCTAACACCCGTCTCAACACGATCTTCTCTCGCAAGTATTATCTCACCGCCCTCACCGATGAGACCAAGGACATTCACCTTGCCCTCGGTAAGACCGCTACTGCGACTACCGACACTACCGTTCAGTCGGGTACGACCTATTATGCCAAAGACGGCGTAGGTTATGTCAAGGTGACTCCCGCTGCCGGCGACAACCCCAAGACCAAGGGTTGGTACACTATTGCCTAAGAAACTTAAAGGAGGTGAGCAGTAATGACAAAGGAAGTTATGAAGGCAAGGCTTTCGGCTTTGACGGGTGAGACTGACGATAACATTCTGCTCACCTTCCTTGACATTGCGGGTGAAAAGATCTTGGAGAAGTGCTACCCCTATCGTCACGACAAAAGGGATGTTCCCGCCCGTTATCATTCAACACAGTTGGAGATTGCGGTGTATCTGCTGAATAAGCGTGGAGCAGAGGGCGAAACCGCTCATAGTGAGAACGGCATCAACCGTTCCTACGAAAGCGCAAGTGTTCCCGACTCTATGCTGAAAGGCATTGTCCCCTTTGCTTCGGTATTTCCTTGGAATGAAAGTTGAGGTGGTCGTATGAAGTGTATGGAGCGAAATAAATCCATCTTCTATTACTGCCTTTACGAAAGGGAAGAACGAGCAACTGACGAGGACGGCAACGAGACCGGCGAAAAGCAAGTGGTTTACGCTGATCCTGTACTTCTCCGGGCGAACATTTCCCCGGCTACCGGCAATACATCTGTCGAGCAATTCGGTAATTCGTTGCAGTATGACAAGGTAATCGTTCTCGATGATGTATCTTGCCCTATTGACGAACACTCCGTTCTCTTTATCGACAAATCTCCGGCGTTTGATACTGATGGTACACCTCTCTTCGATTACATAGTCAAGAAGGTTGCCCGGTCTCTCAATAGCGTTTCAATCGCTATCGCCAAGGTCGAGGTGTCGTAATGGAGATCAGAGTAACAGGGGTAGATCGGATTATCGCAAAACTGAAAGCCTATCAGAAGTCTCTTGAAGATAAGCAGCACCGATTGTTAGAGGAACTTGCCAAAGTTGGTATAGATGTCGCCGCCGCAAGGTTTTCCACGGCACAGTATGACGGTGATAACGATGTTGTTGTGAACGGCACTCCCGAATGGGTCGGAGATAACAAACTATTCATAACGGCAACGGGTCAATCGGTCACATTTATTGAGTTCGGTACAGGCATACATTACGCAGAGCAGCACCCGAAAGCCAACGCTCTTGGATTTGTCCGAGGTGCTTACGGTCAAGGAAAAGGCTCTCGTGACAGTTGGGGGTATTACGGCTCTCCCGGAACAAACGGCAGAGTGATAAAGGAGAACGATAAAGGCTCGGTAGTTATCACTCACGGTAATCCCCCTGCTCGTGCAATGTACGACTCGGCGAAAGAAATGCGTAATCAGATAGTGGATATTGCAAGGGAGGTGTTTGGTAGTGATTGACATTGAGAACGCAGTTTTCACGGAAGTTGCTACCGCCCTCCGTGCAAAATTTCAAGGAATAACGGTCGAAAGCGTAACGACTTATAGCCCGTCAAAGTTTCCTTGCGTTTGTATAGAGGAAACGGACAACTACTCTCTCCTCTCTTCGAGGGACACGGGGAGCAATGAGAATCATGCTACCGTGGTTTATGAGGTGAATGTCTACTCCAACAAGGCAAACGGTAAGAAAATGGAAGCCAAGGCTATTCTCGCCGCCGTAGACGAGGTTTTGAACGGTTTGGGGTTTACCCGTCTGACAAAAACTCCAATCAATTTGGACGATGCTACGAAGTACCGGGTGTTTGCAAGGTACAGAGCGGTAGTGTCCACCGATAAAACAATTTACAGGAGGTAACGGAAAATGGCTATTTCTACCTATAAAGTGTTCCTTATGAAGAAAACGGGCAACGCCTACTCGAAGCTCGTTGACATTAAGGACTTCCCGGATCTCGGCGGTGCGCCGGAAATGCTCGAAACGACTACCCTCTCGGATGGGGCGCAGACCTACATTCCGGGTATTCAGTCACAGGAAGCTCTCGAATTTACCGCCAATTATACCAAGGCAGATTTCGACACTCTCAAAGCCCTTGAAGGGCAGGAGGTCGATTTCGCAGTTTGGCTCGGCGGTACGGTTGCGGCGGGTGTCGCTACTCCGACCGGCTCTGACGGCAAGTTCGAGTTCAAAGGTCAGCTCTCCGTGTTCGTGGTCGGCGGCGGCGTAAACGAGGTTGTCGATATGACTATCTCTATCGCTCCGTCTACCGTTATCACGGTTGCGGCTGCTGAATAAAGCAATAGGAGGGCTTTATTATGGCAAAGACTATCAAAATCAACTTTGAGGGTACTGAGTACACCTTGGAGTTCACGAGAAAATCTATCGAGACTATGGAGCGGCAGGGCTTTGTTGTCAGCGACATTGCGGACAAGCCTATGTCTACGCTCCCCACCCTCTTTGCGGGTGCGTTCTTGGCTCATCACAGATTTGTAAAGAAAGAAGTTATCGACTCTATCTTTGCAAAGCTCACCAACAAAACCGAGTTTATTCAGAAACTCGCTGAAATGTATAGTGAGCCGCTTGAAGCTCTGATGGAAGAGCCGGAAGAGTCTGAGGGAAACTTGACTTGGGGAGCGAGTTGGTAAGTGACTCGCCGCCCCATAACGGGGGCAGGTCAGACAATGGCTCTGCCCCCACTTCTTTAACTGAGCAATTCTATGAACACTTGCCGTTCTACTTATCAATAGGCATGACCTATGAACAGTATTGGGACGGGGACTGTCTTTTGGTTAAGTATTATAGGAAAGCTCACCAAATGAAACAGCGAAGGCGAAATCAAGAGTTGTGGTTACAGGGTGCTTATTTCTATGAAGCCCTTACCGATGTTGCTCCTGTATTACACGCCTTTGCAAAGAAAGGTACTAAGGCTACTCCTTATGTAGCAGAGCCGTTCGCTCTTACCAACAAGGAGGTGAGAGAACGGAAGAAGCGAGAGGAGAAGTTGCGGTACGACGAGCAAAAAGCAAAACTTGCGGCTTGGGCTGCAAAGACCAATATGCAAACGGCAGAAAAGGAGGTGAAGCGGAATGGATGAAAATGTTGTAGATAGTCTACGAATAGAAGTCGTAAGCGACTCCGGCAAAGCGATTGACAGTATAGGGAAACTGATCTCTACCCTTGAAAAAATCAAGAGCGTTACGAGCGGCGGGAACAAAGGTCTTAATGCTATTCAGAAAAACCTTACCAAGATTGCCGATGCCGTATCGAAGATTGACTCCGGCAGCGCATCCAAACTGCGTGACCTCGCTGACGGGCTGAAAGGTCTGAATGAAGTCGGAAACATTAAGACAGGTAAAACCGCTGATCGTATCGTGGATCTCGGTGCAGCGGTAGATCTCTTAAAAGATGTAGACTTCTCCAAACTCACAGAGTTAGCAAACGGCTTACAGGCTCTCAGTGGTGTCGGGAATGTGAATGTTCCGAAAGTAGAAGCCGCTCCATCCATTGGCGATATAGCAACTCCTTCAACTCCTTCTTTTGATCCGAGCAAAGTCAACGAAGAGTTGTCTGCCGTTACAGAAATAAAAGAGTCGTTTGAAGAGTTGAAAAATGTCTCTTCAAATGCAGTAAATGTTGATGCCTTTGTCAAAGGAAAATCAGAAGCCGACCTTCTGAAAATGAAACTCGATGAAGCAAAAAACAAACTGCGTGACTTGCTGAAATCGGGAGAAACCGACTCGACAGGCGTAGCGGATTTGGTATCGAAAATCAAATCCTTGGAGAGTGAACTTGAAAATGCTTCGCAAAAAGGAAGCGTGTTCAAATCAATTCTGAAAGGTCTCGGAAAGACCGCAATAGGGATCGGCGGTGTTTTCGAAGAAATAGTTAAATCTCCGCTAACTATTTTCGGTAAAGCCATAAAAAAGGCAACCGCCAAGGTCAATAAATTCTTCACCATGTTTAAGAAGAGAGCCTTGTACCGTGCGATTAACGGCATTATTTCCGCTATTACCACGGGCTTTAAGGAAGGTACTGCAAATGTCTATCAGTACAGTAAAGCAATGAGCGGTACTCTCGCAGGATCTCTTGACCGAATCTCTACGAGTTTTCTCTACTTCAAGAACAGTATCGGTGCTGCTTGCGCTCCTCTTATCAATATGCTTGCTCCGGCAATCGAGTACATTATTGATAAGTGTGTTGACCTTCTGAACATTCTGAATCAAGTCTTTGCGAAACTGTCGGGGGCAAGCACATGGACGAAAGCGGTTAAATACCCGACTGAGTACGCCGAAGCCGCTAATGGTGCGGCGGCTGCCAATAAAGAACTGAAAAAGTCTATTCTCGGTATTGATGAAATCAATCCGTTGCAAGACAACAGTAGCGGTGGCGGTGGCGGCAGCGGAAGCGGCATGGACTACTCTTCAATGTTCGAGGAACAAGAACTTGGAGACATTGCCAACCCCTTTGCCGATTTCTTCAAGCCTTTTGCGGATGCGTGGGCGAATGAGGGAACGAATACTCTCAATGCGATCAAGACCGCCTTCAATGGTGTAAAAGAGCTTTGTTCGGCGGTTGGCGATAGTTTCCGTGAGGTATGGCAGAACGGTACAGGTCAGCAAACCGTAGAGACCATTTTGCGTATTTTCCAAAACATCTTGAAGTGTGTAGGTAATCTCGGCTCTTCCCTCACCAAAGCGTGGAAGGCGAACGACAACGGTAGAAAGATAGTTCAGAACATTTGGAATATCTTTAACAGTCTGCTTTCTACCATTGAGCGTGTTTACGGGGCTACTGCCGAATGGCTTGCTACACTTGATTTTACTCCCCTTATGACGGCGTTCGAGGGTTATACTGCGGCACTTCAACCGTTGGTAGACCTAATCGGGGGAACGCTTCTGTGGCTCTATGAAACTGTCCTCTTACCTGTTGCAAGTTGGGTGATAGAAGAAGCCGCTCCCGCTTCGATTAACGCTATTACTGCGGCTTTGACGGCTCTGCAAGCCTTCTTTGAGCCGTTCCTTGCCGGGGTGCAGGAATTGTGGAACGCTATTCAGCCCGTAGTCGAATGGGTTGAGAGCGTAGTCATAATGATAATTGATAGCGTGAGGTCTCTGTTTGAAAAACTCGCAGCAGTCTTTGAAGAAAAGGGCGAAAAGATACAAAACATTGTCTCCGGCATCGGTGAAATATTCTCTGCCGTGTGGGTAGTGTTAGAGCCGATTTTGAATACCCTGCGAGATGTGGTAGGCAATGTTTTCAATTTCATTTGGGACATCGTATCAAGCGTGGTTGGCTTCGTGATTGATTTGCTCTCCGGGCTTATCGACTTTATCGCCGGTGTATTTACGGGTGATTGGGAGAGAGCGTGGAACGGTATCAAGGGTATTTTTGAGGGTATTTGGAACTTGATTAAGGGTATCGCCCTTGCGGTTTGGGATTTCCTCAAAGGTGTTTGGGAGTCTATCAAAAACAACGCTGAGTCCATTTGGAACGGCATAAAGACCTTCTTCACCAACATTTGGAACGGTATCAAGAACGCAGCGGTTTCTATATGGAACGGGCTGAAAACTGCCGTAATGAATGTGGTAAACGGAATCAAGACAGGGATCACCAATGCCTTTAATGCAGTCAAAACCTTTATCACGAACTGCATGAACACAATCAAGACCGTTGTCACCAACATTTGGAACGGTATTTGGGGTGCGATAAAGGGCGTAATCAACGGTATTCTCGGCGGTATTGAAGGTATGGTGAACGGCGTTATCAAGGGTCTGAACTTTATGATTAACGCTTTGAACAAGTTGAGCTTCGATGTTCCCGATTGGGTGCCAAGCATCGGCGGCAAGAAGTTCGGTTTCAATATCAAGAACATTAACGAAGTATCGCTTCCTCGCTTGGCAGACGGCGGTATGGTAAATGCCGGAACAATGTTTATTGCGGGCGAAGCCGGTGCGGAAGTTGTTGCGAATATTGGAAGCCGGACAGGTGTTATGAACACCGATGAAATGCGAGAGAGTGTTGAGCGGGGCGTTATGGATGCCATTGCTGAACAGAACGCTCTCTTGCGTGAAGAAATCAGTATCTTGCGTAAACTGCTCGACAAGAACACCAATGTTACGGCGTATGTCGGAACGGGTAGTCTGATAAGCGGGTTGGAGCGCAAAAACAGAAGAGACGGCAAGACCATAGTTCCTGTCGGAGTGTAAAGGAGGGATATTTGAATGGCATACTCAGAACTCAACCCTATTCGTTCTGTTGACGGTAAGGCTATTGTCAAATCTCCCTCCTCTTACCTTTGGAAGTTGGAAGATGTTTCTGCTGCCGATGCGGGGCGTACCGAAGATACCGTTATGCACAAGAAGCGTGTCGGTCAACTTGTAGGTATCGAACTCTCGTGGCAGAACATTACCACCGCCGAGGTATCGGCACTCCTTAAAGCGTTTGACCCGGAGTACATACAGGTCTGTTACTTGGATGCTATGGAGGGCAAGTACATTACCTCCGAGTTCTATGTAGGCAATCGTTCCGCTCCTATGTATAACGCCACCAAGGGGCTTTGGTCTAACCTGTCCTTTAATTTGATAGAAAGGTCGGGTGTTTGATATGGCATATCCTATTTCGCAAGAAGCACTCGACCTTTTCACAACCCCCTACCGACAGGTCGTTGATATAAGTTTCTATGGACTGAGCGAGGATCTGAAACTGACGGAAGAGGACATTGTTCTCGGAGGTCTTTCTGTCAATCGCTACTGCGTGTCCGGGAGCAAAATCGAAATCGGCTCTGTCGTGGCTGCTGAGATCGAACTGAAACTCAATAACTCGGACGGTCGCTTTAATAGCGTACAGTTTGAGGGTGCGGAAATGTATGTTCGTATCGGTACAAAGAAATGGGATGCTCACCGTTGGGAGAACGCCGAATATCACTATGTACCCTTCGGCTACTTTACGGTGGACGAAGCACCCCGGAAACTCGAAATCATTACCCTTGCGGCTCTTGACCGTATGGTACTGTTCGATAAGCCCGTTGATATGAGTCTCCTGTCGTTCCCCATGACCGTTGCAACTCTGCTTGAACGCATTTGCGACATTTGCAATGTGACCTTAGGTATAGATCCTTACACTTTGCCGAATCACGCTTATGTGATACAGGAAGCACCTCTCACCGAGGATTTGACCTATCGGCAGTTGCTTTCTTGGGTGGCAGAACTTACAGGCACTTGCGGCTTTATTGATTGGGACGGACACCTCATTTTGAAGTGGTACACCGAGACCAATACTGTACTTGACCTCTCTGATCGTTTCAAGTCTGATTTGGACGAGAACGCCGTTGAGATTTCGGGAGTACAGGTTGTCACCGAAGAAGAGACTTACCTTGTCGGAGATGATGGGTACGCTTTCAATATTGAGGGAAACGAGCTTATTCAGCACGACTATCGTGCGGTAGCACAAGCCCTGTTTAATGTCCTCGGTGGCTTCTCTTATACTCCGTTTTCGGCAAGCGTGAAGCCGATGCCGCATTTGTACCCGCTCGATATTATCACCTTCAAAGATAAATTGGGTGAGGAACACACGACCATTATCACGGACTATACTTTTTCCCTCAATACGAGTACGGCTCTTGAAGGAAAAGGCGAAACGGCTACCAAGAGCGGATATGCTTCGGCAAATCCTCTTACGAAGAAAGAGTCTGCAATTATCAATAGTCTGCAAAAGGTACAGAATGAGACCTTAAATGACCGAGTACAGACCGTGCTTGCGTTCAACGAACTTATCTGTAACGCTATGGGATTGTACGAAACTCCCGTAACACAGTCGGACGGCTCTACGATATATTACCTTCACAACAAGCCTAACCTTGAAGAGAGCGAAACAATCTTCACAATGACGGCGCAAGGTATAGCGTGGACTACGACCGGGTGGAATGACGGAAGCCCCGTATGGGCTTATGGCGTTACGGCTGCGGGGGATGCGCTTTTCCGACTGCTCTCTGCGGAGGGTATTGAGGTGAGCAAGGTCGGCGAGGATTACAATATTGAGATTACTCCCTCGGCGTTCTGTATCTTTTACCGAAATATGCTCGTCACGAACATAGAAGCAGACGAAATGAATATCCCCAAAGCGTTCTTCACGACCTACGCTCAATGCGGTAGAGTTCGTCTGATCCCTTACACGCAGAGCGGGGTCGAGGTGGGAACGAACTTGGTATTTCTCGACTAAGGAGGTAAAGTCGAATGGCATTAAGTGGAACTTTCCAAAAATATCCTGTATCTCAGTTCGGTCTTTACTGTGAATGGTCGGGAGTACAAAGTCAGACGGATAATTATACAGATGTCACCTTAAGGGTGTATCTGCATTACTATACGATTGATGTAGGCGCAAGAAGTAACGCCATTATCAATATCAATGGCACTTCTGAAACATACTCCACCTCTGCGATAAAGGATATGGCTTCCACGAGTTGGAAGTATAAACTGCTCAAAGAAAAGACCGTTCGGGTCTATCACAACTCCAACGGAACAAAAACAGGGGTCACTTTAAGTGCAAGTTGGAGCTTTAATGGTACATATAGTGGTACTTATGTTGGCACTATTACGGCTTCAACTTCGGTTGATCTTAATACTATCGACCGTTCTTCTCCTACTGTATCTGCCGAAGCGACAGTTATTTCTTCGACAAGTATCAAGATTAAAGGTACTGCAAACAAGAACTGTAATAAATGGGAGTATTCGCTGAATAACGGCTCTTCTTGGACTCAGTATTCTACGACAAATGGTACGAGCGCAGAGAAAACTCTTACGGGTCTTACGAGCAGTAACTATACCCAAATCAAGATCAGAGCCACCCGGACGGACAACGGGGTAACGGGTACTTCCTCTGCGGTAAGTGCGGATATAACGCTCCCGACTATTTCCTTTACGGCAAGCAATATCACCGCAAACTCGGTATATATCAACGCTTCGTCCTCTGTTACGGCTGATATTTGGGAATACAGTATCAATAACGGCTCGTCTTGGACTCAGTTCTCCACTACGGCGGGAACGAGTGCGACCAAGACTATTACAGAGCTTACTCCGAACACGACCTATCAAATTAAAGTCCGTGCGAGAAAAAAGTCCAATGGTTTGTACGGTACTTCTGCGGCAACGAGTGTAAAGACTCTCGGCGCTACCGTTTTGAACTCCGTTAACGATCTTACCGTAGATGTCGCTTCTCCTTCCTTTAATATAAATTGGACGGTCTACGACAAGAACTATACTCATTCCTTGGCAATCAAGAACGGCTCGACAACGATTGTCACCATTACCGGGTTGACTGGAAGTGCGGGTACGAATAATAAGACGATCACGCTGACGGCAGCACAGAGAACTTCCATTCTAACTGCTATGTCGGCAGTTAAAGAATTATCTGTCTCCTATGTACTGACTACATATAGCAGATCTACACAAATCGGCACGAGTTCTACTGCTGCGGGGACGATTAAGACCACAAGCAATACCTCGAAGCCGACATTCACGGCATTTACCCATTTGGATAATAACAGTACAACTGTGGGTGTGACGGGAAACAATCAACTGTATGTGCAGTCGAAGTCCTCTTTACGGGTATCGTGTACTGCTGCTACCGCCAAGAATGGTGCGAGTATTGCCAAATACCGTGCCACCATCGGCGAAAAGAGCGTGGAGTCCACGACAACGACTATATCTTTCGGGGCTATCCCGGATGCAGGAAGTCTCGCATTGATTGTTACGGCAATCGACAGTAGAGGATATGAGACCTCAGTTTCTGCGGTGCTGACCGTAATCAGTTACGAGAACATCGTCATTGAATCTTACAGTATTCACCGAGAGAACAATGTAGAAAGCACTATTCGGTTGAGTTTTGAAGGAACGCTCTCTTCGGTCTCGGTTGACAATGTAGCCAAGAACGCATTTGTGAGAGCGAGGTATCGCTATAAACTTGCTACGGCAAGTTCCTACGGCTCTTATACTACAATAAGCGGTGTGTATAGTGACAGTTCCGGCTTCTCTTACGATAACGATGCGTGGCTCACGCTTTCGAGCGAGTATGCGTACAATGTGCAAATCGAAGTGTCAGACAAGCTCTCGACCTACACCGTCACCTTGTATGTGAATAAAGGGCAGCCGCTCGTATCTTTCCGGGCTGAAAAGGTTGGTATCAACACCAACAATCCGCAATCCGCTCTCGATGTCAACGGCAATATCCGAATGAACGGGTACGGTGTTATGGGATTTGTGGCGGCTCTCGACTCAGAGACAGACCTTAACGCTTATACGGATTACGGTGTATGGACACAGACTTTGAACGCATCTGCGAGTACAGATAGACATTACCCCGTCACGAAAGCAGGGTATCTCGAAGTCTTTACCAACCCGTCCGGCTATGTTCTGCAACGCTACACCGCCTATGACTGTACCGGAGTTTATATCCGATATGAGTATAACGGCTCGTGGAGTGCGTGGAAAACAATAACCTTGTCATAAGGAGGAAAACAATATGGCTCAAATCATTAAAGAGATTACGGTCGATGTCGCAAAGAAAAACCTGTTTCAAGCGATTGTCGCAAAGCAGAACGACAGTAATTCTCGTTTTCTGAAAGTCACGCTCTGTAATGAGGGTGTGAAGATCGAAGTACCGTCTACCGCAACGGCGATAATCAATGCGGAAAGAGCCGATGATACGGCTGCCGCCTATATGGGCGTAGTCAATGATGACGGCACGGTGACAGTACCGCTCACGAGTTGGATGCTTGGTCTTGACGATATTGTTCGGTGCAGTATCTCGATTATCGATTCCAACGAGCAAAAGTTGTCCTCGACCTCTTTCTCTATTGAGGTCGAAGCCGCAGAGTATTCCGACACGGACATTTCCGAGGACGAGAATTACGACATTCTTGTTCGTCTGATTTCCGATGTTTCGGATGTTAAACTCGCCTGTGAAACCGCAACTGCGGAAGCGACCTCTGCTACCACGGCTGCGGAACTTGCAACTACCTCGGCAAATGAAGCGGCGGTTGCCGCTACCAACGCTGCCGAGGAAGCACAGGAAATCGCTGACTACTACGGCTCTCCGCTCGTAGCAACTACCGCCGCCGCTATGACACAGACCAACCGTGTGTATGTTTACACCGGCTCGGAGAGTGGCTACACGGCGGGAAATTGGTATTACTACAACGGCTCGGCGTGGGTCAGCGGCGGTGTTTACAATAGTGCGACCATTGACGGCACTATTATCACCGACACCGATAACAGTACAAGTTATCGGATGCAATTCAGACTCGTAGGCGGGAAGCCCGTCATTGAGTATAACGAAGGTTAAGGAGGACAAGAAACATGAGTAACATTCTCAACATTCTTTCCGAAGAGACTTTCGCTGACAAGATGGACACCACAAATGCTCTTCTTGCGGCAATCGCTTCGGGAGACGGCGGTATCAAGTTCACAAGTTTCAGAGACTTGCAGAGACTCACCCGCCTTGGCTTGGCGAGTAAAGTGCTTGCCGTAGGAGATCAGATTGTGTGCGAAAGAGCTACCGCTACGACTGCCACAGTAGGAAACTCCGAGGGAAATCACGGCATTACCGCCGCAGCCGTTGACCGTGACATATTCCTTCATGCAATCGGCACTTCCCATAACGGGAACTTCGAGTTCTTTTGGGACGGTGCGGTTTGGCATTACGGCAATGAAGCGGTCGAACTTTCTACATACGGGATAACCGTGACCGGCACTCCTGCTCTCGGAGACGAAATCGTTGTTCACGAAACGGCGGTTTCTCTCGTGTGGGATGTTATCGGTATCGACTGCGACACCCCTGCGGATGCACAGTTTGAACATTCCGTCACGCTCGGTCTCCATGACTGCTTCGTAGAGTTGCAGTTTGATCCCCGTGAAGCCCTGTTCTACTTCGAGGAGGGTCTTGCGGCAGGAACTTACAACTTCACGGTCAAGGCGCACTCTTGGGTCAGCGGTGATGTGAACAAGACCTTCCAATTCACGCTGACACAGGCGATCCCGGCGAAGGGTCAACTCGTGTTACAGGTCGCCTACAATGTCACCATTGCAGGAAGCACCGCAAAGACCTATTCGAGTTCGACTTCCACTACGGAAATCGAGACTGTGACTATCACAGAAGGATCGGGTGGCACTTCTCTCGGAGATGTCAATAACGCTATCAGCGGTGGCACGAACTCCTTGCAGAGAGGTCTCCTCGGAAACAACCGTTACAGTCAGTCCGCTATGAGACAGTATCTCAATAGCAACGCCGCCGCAGGAAGCGTTTGGACTCCCAAGAATGTTTGGGATCGTGCGCCCTCTTGGGCTACCACTACTGCCGGTTTCCTTAACGGTATGGACGAGGATTTTCTCTCCGTTATCGGTGAAGTCACGAAGAGGACTGCTCTCAATACCGTCTCCGATGGCGGCGGGTATGAAGATACTATCGAAAAGTTCTTCCTGCTCTCCCGCTCTGAGGTGTACGGCGGTAACGAGGTGACAGGCGGCGAAGGTGCGGCTTATCCGTACTACTCCGACTACTCTGATCTCGGCTCTGCCGGAACGGGTAACGACAGTAACCGTATCAAATACAGAAGCGGCCCTGCTCAATATTGGTGGCTTCGTTCCCCGAACGCCGGTAGTGCGGACTATGTGCGTATTGTGTATTCCGCAGGCGGTGTCAGCGGCAGCGTTGCCCACAACAGTTACGGGGTCGCCCCGGCTTGTTGTATCATCTAAAATCAAAAATCGCCCCGTTAGGGGCGTGAGGAGAAGCGTATGTCAGTAGTGAAGTCGAAACGGGGTGAGGGTCAACTGCTCGTTCTTTCCAAAGCAAACGAGTTGGCAACCTACACTATCAAAATTTGCTCGAACGAAAAGAACTTCCCGAAGCATTATCGTTGGTGCATTACAAGCAAAATTGTCGATGCCGCCGTAGATATAAGCAATAATGCGAATATGGCTAACTCTGTGTTCGTAAAAAACAATTCCAACTTCACTCTACAAAAACAATTTCAAACAAAAGCTCTCACTTCAACATACGCCCTCCTCAATATAATAAATATATCATTCAAAACTTTCAACGTTAAAAAAAACCATATAAAATATTAAACAAAACTCATTATCAAAATACAAAATATACTCCATAATAAAACTTAACTCACAAATAACACAACTCATAAAATTAACAATACTCAATAACCTCAACCACTACATTAAAAAACAACTACATATCAAACACTATATCCACTATATAAACAATTTTCTTCTTATCCACAAAAACAAAAATTTTCTAATTAAATATAAAAAAAAAATCAAAAAACAACTTACCAAATTAAAATTACACCTCTCACAAAAAAAAACACAAATATTCCCAATAACACAACCAATCCATTTCTTAAATTTCGGTTTCCGACTTACTGAGACCGGCAAAGTTGTAATGAGGTTGCTCCCGGAGAAAATCTCGCACGAGCGCAGGAAACTACGGAAGTTGGTAGAACGGGCAAAAGCAGGGATTTTGACACGAGAGGAGGTAGATGCTTGCTTCACGAGTTGGAAAGCACACGCAGAGCAGGGAGACACCTACAACCTTATTCGCAAAATGACTACATTTTATCAAGAATTATGGAGGTAAGAAAAATGTTCAAGTTCAAAACACAGAAGGATCAGATGCTCGAAGAGCGCAAAAAGAGCGAAGCCCTCAACGCCCGGCAGGATAAAGTCGATGTTGCTTCCTCTATCGCTTTCGTCACCCTCGCAGAGATTGGGGCGATTGACGATGAAACCGCAACCGAACATACCGACCTGTTCAGCCCGTGGGCTGAGGGTATCGCCTACGAAGTCGGCAATATCCGCTCCTACGAGGGCGATTTGTACCGCTGCGTACAGGCGCATACCTCGCAGAGCGATTGGACTTCCGACAAAGTTCCCGCCCTGTGGACGAAGATCGGTGATCCTACCGTAGAGTTCCCGGAGTGGTCTCAGCCGGTCGGAGCGCACGATGCTTACAATAAGGGAGACAAGGTTTCCTTTAACGAGAAGCATTGGGAATCCACCATTGATAGCAATGTGTGGCAGCCCAGAGTTTACGGTTGGATCGAGGTGTAAAAGTGGTGACGGCGCACGAAATTATCGCTCTTGCAAGCGAAGTTCTTGCGCTCCTCGGTGTCATCGTCACGGGAATAGTCAGTATCTTAAAGGTCACGAACGGGCAGAAATGTCTCCTCCGTAGTGAGATGTTGAGAATCTATTATCACCACCAAGACTCCGGGGAGATAAGGCAATACGAATACGAGAACTTCGTAATGCTCTATGAAGCATATAAGAAACTCAAAGGCAACTCCTTCATAGATAAGGTCTATGAGGAGGTCAAAAAATGGAAAGTAATTACATAAGGAGGTAATACCTATGGCAACTGTTATGAAGAATACCGAGTTCGTAAGGCGACTCAAAGATGCGGCGACCAATCACAAGACCCTGTATGTTATGGGGTGCTTCGGTGCGCCGATGAACGCCAAGAACAAGGCACGGTACACGAGCAATCACGAATACAATAAAGACCCGAAAAGAACGGCTATGATTAACGCCGCTTCCGCAGACACCTTCGGTTTCGACTGCGTGTGCCTTATCAAAGGCATCCTGTGGGGTTGGTGCGCTGACAAGAACAGGGTTTACGGCGGTGCTTCCTATGCAAGCAACGGTGTTCCCGACCTCGGTGCGGACACGATGATTACAAAGTGTTCCGACCTCTCGACCGACTTTTCCAAAATCGTCCCCGGTGAAGCGGTGTGGATGAAGGGTCATATCGGCGTATATGTCGGTGACGGTCTCGCCGTTGAGTGTACGCCGAAGTGGGCGAACAGGGTGCAGATTACCGCTTGCAACCGTTCCGTTTCCGGCTACAACCGCCGTAATTGGACGAAGCACGGTAAACTCCCGTACATCGAGTATGTCGAGGAAACTCCTGCACCCGCTCCCGATCCTACTCCTCAGCCGCAGCCGACTCCCGCTACTTTCGTTTCCGGCGACCTCGTGAAGATCACGGGTACGAAGTATTATAGCGGGAAAACGATCCCTGCGTGGGTGAAAGCCAAGAAGTGGTATGTCCGCAGCGTGAGCGGTGCGAGAGTTGTCATCGACAAGAGCGAGGACGGCAAGAACGCAATTTGTTCTCCCGTCAACGCCGCCGACCTCGAACTCGTCAGCCGTGCAAGCGACCTTATCGACCGTCTCGCCCGTGAGGTCATCCGTGGTCTGTGGGGCAACGGCTCTGAGCGTAAGAGACGGCTCACGGCGGCAGGGTACGATTATCAAGCAGTTCAGAACAGGGTCAACGAATTGCTCAGATAAACAAACACACGAAAGGAGTATAACAATGAACAAGGAGAAATTCAAAAAGTGGATCAAGGCGGCGGGAATCCGTGCGCTGAAAACCGTAGCACAGACGGCGATTGCCACTATCGGCACTTCCGCTATTCTGTCGGAAGTAAATTGGGCGGCGGTCTGCTCGGCGGCAGCCTTGGCGGGTCTCCTGTCCCTGCTTACCTCGGTTGCGGGTCTCCCGGAAGTCAAGGACGAAACGGAGACTGAGTAACATAAAGTCCTCTTGATTTTGTTTTATCGCCATATCCGCAAGTAGTTCGATTTTATCCGGGGTGAGGAACGCCATAGCATCTTCGGCGACCACCCTCTCTATAAACTCTTTACGGAGTGGCTTTTTGTCGCAAGTGTGAAACCTCTTTCGAGTGCCGCAAGTATAGTAGTTGTGAACATCCCCGGTCTTGCTTGTGCCGCTCTCACCCGTCATAGTTGCCCCACAATGCCCACAGAAGAGTTTTTGGGCGAGGAGGTAATCTACCTTGGCTTTACCTCTTGACGGGGCTTCTGCGTTCACAGAGAGTCTACTGCGTACCGTCTCGAAGGTTTCCTTGTCAATGATGGCAGGAACGCCGCCCTCGATACGGACATCCTTATAAGTATATATTCCTATATATCGTTCGTTACGGAACATTGCCTTAAAGGAGTTCTTATTAAAAGCCGCTCCCTTGGCGGTGCGATACCCTGCCCGGTTGAATTTATCACAAATCTCGGCAACTGTCGCTCCGTTGGCGTAAAGGTCAAATGCTTCCCGGACTATCTGTGCGTTTGGCTCGTCTATGGTGAGTTTCTTGTCTACGATCTTGTAGCCAAGAGGGATATGACCGCCTATGCTATGGCACTTATAAGCAGACTCCCTCATACCACGGGTGATTTTCTGCGAGAGTTCCTTTGAGTAAAACTCTGCCATACCTTCAAGGACGGCTTCAAGAATAACGCCCTCTGGGTTGTCGGAAATATTCTCGGTGGCAGATATGACCTTGACCCCGTTCTTCTTTAACCGTGCCTTGAAGGTCGCCGAGTCGTACCTGTTCCGGGCGAAGCGGTCGAGCTTGTAAACGATAATGCCCTGCCACAAGCCCTTCTCGCTATCCTTTATCATTTTATTAAACTCTGTACGCTTGTCTGTGTCCTTAAAAGCGGAGGTAGCACGGTCAATGTACTTGCCTACTACATTGTAACTCTCCCGCTTGCAAAACTCCATACAGACCCGATTTTGCCCTTCTATGGACTGCTCTGTTTGCCGGTCGCTGCTATATCTCATATAGAGAACTACATCCATTACTCTAACTCCTTTAACCTATGAAAGATACGCACGGCTTCGTAAGGTATTATCTTGCCGTTCTCAGCCAACATCTTCCGTAACCGAAGTTGTAGGCTTTTTTTCTATCTCGTCACAGATATTCATAACGGACTGAATAATACGCAGCCGTCCCTCTTCGCTTGTGGATCGAAACATAGCGAGGAGGGCTTTTTCTTGCTCTGAGGTGTCTCCGTCCAAGATGTCAAACGCTCTCTTCATAAGAGCAGCGTTCTGATCCTCGACACCGAGAAGGTAATCCACGGTCACGCCGAAGTATTGAGACAGTTTGATAAGGGTCTTGCCATCCGGGAGAGTATCTTTCTCTTCCCAATACTTAGGCTGATTCTTTCCGATTTTTAGTTCCTCGGAAATCTGCTTCCAAGTAACACCTTTCTCGGACATTAAGGCTTTCAAGCGTTCATTGATAATCATACTTCTTCCTCCTAATCCCGTGATACGGGAAGTGAAATTAAAAAAATTTTTTAATTTTTTCATTTACCCCCTTGACAATTTTTAAACTAGGGATTATAATGTATACAACAGGTTGTTCAAAAGGGCAAAGCAAAGCCGTCCCTGCGACTACTACCTACCCGCAGAGTCTCTAATGCTTTATGGCCTTGGCAGGCTTCATTTTTTTTCTTTTGTCAACTTATTTACAAAAGAAAAAGAGGAAAGGAGGAACGCAATGTTTGAGGAAGGTCACAGAATCCGAATCGCCCTCGCCGAAATCGCCAAAACCCAAGTGTGGCTTATCAATCAACTCGCAAAGCGAGGGATTATTACGGACAAAACCGAGATGTCCTCTGTATTAAGCGGTACTCGGCACGGGAGTAAAGCAGATTTGATGCTGCAAACCTCTGTCGAAATCCTCAACGAGTACCGGGATGGACACCGAAAAGAGAATGAACAGTTTTAGCCGTGAACTGCGGAGACGAGTTCGCAAATACCTCGGCGACAGGGAACACCGAAAAGAATTTGAAGAATGGTATCTCCGAAAATACGGCACACCTTATCAATGGAAGAAAGGAAGCGAATTATGTCAAAGTCAGCCTTCAAAAAGTGGGTAAGAAAATACTCTACCTACTTCATCTTGGCAGGAATAATCCTCGTAAGTTTCTTTGTCGGTTTCCTTATCGGGGCAATCTCTTGTCGTACCTCTGCCGTTGAAGCGGTAGAGCCGTCAGATGTAGTTATCGACAAGCAAGCCGCCACGAAACCCGCAGAGACCATTTATCCTGTCGAGATAACCGCCCCTACGCCTGTAAGCGTTGTAACTGAGCCGGAGATCACAGAGCCGGAGGTATTCTACTTCAATGTTCCGCTTTCTACCGAATTACAGGATTTCATTCGGTACACCTCAGAGGAATACGGTGTTCCCTATGAACTCGTGTACGCCATTATACAGGTCGAAAGCAGTTTTCGTCCTTCGGTTATCAGTTCCTCTAACGACTACGGGCTTATGCAGATCAACAAAATCAATCACGAATGGCTGAAAGACGAGTTGGGACTTACCGATATACTCGACCCGTATCAGAACATTCAAGCCGGTACTTACATAATTGGTCTGCAACTGAACGCCACAGACGGCGACCTCGTTCTCGCTCTTATGCGATATAACTGCGGTGCTTCCGGGGCAAGAAAACTGTGGGAAAAAGGTATCTACTCTACTGCCTACACCGATAAGGTTATGGCTGCCTACGCTGAGTTCTGCCAACAGGAAAAAGGACAATGAAAAAGCCGCCCGTGAAATGCACTTCACTAAGCGGCACAGGTAAAAACCTTACTAATATTATAGCCGAAGAAAGGAGAAAAGTCAATGAGCGTGAGATGTTTATGTTGGAACTGCGGCAGAGAAATCACCGTTGACGAAGAAATCGTTGAGGTCAATGAGGAACTGTGGTGCGAAGAGTGTGCTGCTCCCGCCATTGGCAAGCCGGACAACGACTATGATGAAAAATCCCTGTAAAGACTGTCCAGACCGCTATCCCGACTGCCATTCTCATTGTGAGAAGTACAAGGCGTGGAAGATCGAATGGGACAAGCTCAAAGAACAAGAGCGTATCTACCGTGAAAAACAACGATTTAGGAGGAAATTTTAATGGCAAAGTACAATAACGAAACCCTTAATCCGGGTGAACACTTTATCTACAACGGGATCGAGTTCATTTGTCTCGACATTCTCGAAGATGGCAATATCTTCGCAATGACGGCAAAACCCTATGACGAAATCCCCTTCGATACCGACAACTGTAACGATTGGCGTAAGTCCTCTCTTCGCCGTGTGCTGAACAATGACTTTCTCGACCTGCTTGACCGTAAGCATCTCGTGAAGCAGACTTCCGACCTCATTGCCGACAACGGCGACAGAGCGTATGGCACTTGCGAGGATTATGTGACTATCCTCTCTTGCGATCAGTACCGCAAGTACAGAGACCTCGTGCCGCTCTTTGAGGAATGGATGTGGACTCTTACCCCGTGGAGTTGCAACGCCGGTCATGCGACCAGTGTGCGTAGTGTGTATACCACAGGCAATGTCAGCGACGACGATGCCATCATCAGTTACGGGGTCGCCCCGGCTTGTGTATTCTCATCCAAGAATCTCAAATTGCGCCGACAGGCGCATCTCGTAGGAGCAGACGAAGATGACGAATAAAAAACTCGGCAATGATTTTGAGACGGAGTTATGCGAACTGCTCTCTGAACAGGGCTTTTGGGCGCACAACTTCGCTCAGAACAAAGACGGACAACCCGCCGATGTTATCGTAGTCAAAAACAAAAAGGCGTATCTGATCGACTGTAAGGTATGCTCCACGAGAAAAGGTTTCGACCTTACCCGTATAGAGGAAAATCAAGACCTCTCTATGGAGTTGTGGAGTGACTGCGGCAACGGCGAGGGATGGTTTGCGGTTAAGTTGGAAAATCAAATCTATATGCTTCCTCACTTCACCGTTAAAGCGTTCCGAAATCAGCAGTCGGCAATGTCCCCCAAGGATGTTTTCGAGTGCGGAAAGCCCCTCGATAAATGGATCAAACAATGCAGATAACAGTCGGCAGCACTATTACAGTCGAGCATCCCTCCCCGGAGTTGGTGCGGTGGTGCAAAGACAATCTCGTTATCAGCAACCCCGAATACGCAAAGAAACTTCGGATGCACTTTTGGCTCGGTGACACACCGAAAGACCTATACCTCTATGAGAGCCACGGAGAAGCCCTTTTTTTGCCCTACGGCGTGTTGAGAGACATACTCCCTATGATTTCCTCGGCAAAGGCGTATCGTGCGTTTACGGAGCGCACAGAGGTCAGTTTCGACTGTTCTGTACCGCTCTATGACTATCAACGAGAAGCCGTAGATGCCGTCAAAGATCAGAAGTTCGGTATTCTCCAAAGCCCGGCGGGAAGCGGTAAAACGCAAATGGGTATCGCTCTTATGGCTGAACTCGGACTCAAAACCCTTTGGCTCACCCACACGAAAGACCTGCTCTATCAGAGCAAGGCACGAGCCGAACTGTATATGAGTTCCGACCTCATCGGGACTATCACCGAGGGGAAGGTCAATATCGGCAGCGGAGTCACCTTCGCCACCGTGCAAACGATGTGTCGCTTAGACTTGGAACGGTATCGGGACATTTGGGATGTAGTCATTGTGGACGAGTGCCACCGTTGTTCCGGGACACCTACGGCAATGACACAGTTCTACAAGGTACTGAACAACCTTGCGGCACGACACAAGTTCGGGTTATCGGCTACGGTACACCGCTCGGACGGGACAATCAAGGCAACTTACGCCCTGCTCGGAAAAGTGGTTTACACCGTGCCGGACGAAGCCGTTGCAGGCCGGGTTATGCAGGTCGGTATCAAGAGGTGCTACACAGGAACGGGTCTCTCCCGTGAATGTCTGAACACAGACGGCACTCTCAATTACACGAAGCTCATTACCTATCTGTGCGAAAATGGCGAGCGAAATCATCAAATCAGTTCGTGGATAGTCAGTGAGAGTGAACGCTCCTCCCTCATTCTGTCCGACCGTTTGGAACATCTCGAAACGCTTATGAACACCCTTCCCTCTGATATGCGGAGACAGGCGGTGATGATAAGCGGTAAGATGACAACCAAAAAGGGCAAGGCAGAGCGGGAAAAAGCGATTGAGGATATGCGGACGGGCAACAAGAAATACCTGTTTGCTACTTACTCTCTCGCCAAAGAAGGTCTTGATATTCCTTGCTTGGAGCGACTTTACATGGCTACACCACAGAAAGATTATACTGTAATAACCCAAAGCATCGGTAGAATCGCTAGAGCTTTCGAGGACAAGCAAGACCCTATTTGTTACGACTTCGTAGATGATATTGGTTATTTAGTCAAGTCGTATAAGAAAAGATGCACGACCTACCGGAAGAACAGATGTTACTTTATCGAGGAAGGAGGTACATAAATGGCGATAAAAATTCTAATAGGCGGTAGTCCATGTACTCATTGGAGTATTGCACAAAAAAATAATCGTGAAACTGAGCCATCTGGTATGGGATGGGAGCTGTTCAAGAACTATCTTATCGCTAAAGAAAAATTTAATCCCGACTTCTTTCTTTATGAGAACAATAAATCAGCAGCACAACCAATCAAAGACCAAATTGCTCATGAATTAGGAGTTGGAAAAGACCCAAAGGTTCGTTTCACATATATAAATTCTGCTTTAGTATCGGCTCAAAATCGTCAAAGATTTTATGTTACTAACTTCGGAGACATTGAGCAACCGGAAGATAGAGGGATTTTGCTAAAAGACATTTTGGAGTACGGTATTCCTTTTAGAAAAGACAAAAGCCATTGCATAGATGCTAATTATTTCAAAGGAGGAAACCTCACAGGTTTTAATAGACAAAGTGGACAAAGATTGTGCGTTGCTGAACCCGTTGCTTGTAGGGTGAGAGGACGAAAAGATTCAAGCGGTAAGGGATATGCAAGATATGAATGCAGAGATGACTCGAAATCTAATACCTTAGATACAAACACCACAAATGGAAGCATGGTAGCTGAGCCTGTTTGTATGAGATATGAACGAAGCGAAAAAGCAAAAAAATTGCGTAAGCAGTACGAAGCAGGTGAAATTAAGCATGGTTTTCGTGAGCTAAGTGAACTTCATCCTCGAACCGACGGAAAAAGCAATACACTTTCTACTGTTCTGAAGGACAATCCAACATGTGAACCTGTCCGTATAGGTTGCTATCCGAGTCCCGATGGTACTCTCAAAAACAGTCAAGGGATGAGATTGTATAATATCGAAGGTAAATCAATCAATCTTACGGCAAACGGCGGCGGCATGGGAGCTAAAACTGGATTATATGCTATTCCTGTCGAGTTTGAGGATGGTATTCCTGTTAAAGCGATTAGCTGTGCGGATGGTAAAGAATACCCCGTATATCAAGTATTAAACGGTCAAATCACCATCAGGGATAAACAGTATGATATCAAGCTTGCTGATGGCTACTACATTATTCGGAAGCTAACCGTCACAGAATGTTGTCGTTTACAAACAATGCCGGACGATTACTGTAAAGCGGTTTCGGCAACACAAAAGTATA